ATCTAAAGATGAAGCTGTGTCTGATATAACTTTTAAAGCATCACCAGATTGAACTACAAATTTAGCTCCACCATCTAATACTTGTAATGATGAACCAGTTGGTATTGGTGCATCTTTAACAAGATAAATGTCGTTTGAACCATCATTGATATATACAGATGCTACAACAGCTGATGTTGTTACATTTGAAACTGATATACCAACTACTGTATCATAACTGTCAGCAGTAAATAATGTTGCAGCAGATGTTCCTACATCATTGCTTGTGTATCTTCTAAAGTTTTGTGCCATAATTTATTCCTTATACTATAATGCAATCGACATAGCAATGACGAATCCGTTACTTGGTACACCTTCAATAACATCAGATGCATTTTTAAACACCGCTTTGCTCGCTGGCAATGTACAAAATACATCTTTTGTGCCTGCTGAAAAGTTAACAGCGCTATCTGAGTTAGATGAAGAAATAATAGTTGTTCTAGCTAATGTTCCAGCCGCAACGGTCCCAAGACCAACTTCAAACTCTGCTCCACCTTGTAAAGATATTGCATAGTAAGTCGTATTTGTATTTCCAATAGCAGAAGAAAAAGTTTCAAAACCAGTTACAGCTCCATCCAAAGTGAACGTGCCAGTACCAGTAGTCGTACTAGTTTCTTTTACTCTATCATTTACTACTAACGCCATTTGTGTTCCTTATAAATATTACGCGTCGCCAAGTCTAATGATTGCATTAGAAGAATCAGCAGCTGGAAACTGAACAACGAAATCACCGTTAGTTGCAGTTTTTGATCCACCGAAGTCTAGAACTAATACAGCTTCATTACTTGTACCTTTATAAATCAGTGCTCCTACTGCAGTTAACGTTACAGATGAAAAAGTTAAATCTGCAAAATCAACGTATGCAATATTACTTGATACCGCTACACCATTATTAGTTAAAGTATTTCCACCTGCAGTATAACTTGTACCAGATGAAGAAACTTCATTAGTAGTTGTATAAGCTGTAGTTGAAGTACTAAAACCAGATATATCAGTGTAAAGCGCAAGTTTAAAAGTTGATCCACCAGATGAATCAAAATCAAACACGCCACCAAGTAGGTCTGTTTTAAAAGAGTCAGGTACTATATTTGCCATTTAATTGTCTCCTTAATTTATTTTATGGTGATGGTGATTTAAGAGGTGTACGAATAACTCCATCTTGATATTCGTCTCTGCGTCTACGACCTTGTTGTTCGATCGCGTACGATTGTAAAGCTCTTTTAAAAGATCCTTCGTAGTATTGTAACAGATCCGCTGGACCTTTCAAGTATCCATATGCTTCTACCAGACAAGCATACAAAAGTAAATCTTGATATTTGTTAGATGTATAAGTTCCTGTAGTACTAGGTACTCCAGTTGTTATTGTATCTGGTTGTTTTGTATAAGCCAAAGTAATTAAATTAGTGCTATTTGGTGTAGGTGCTACTACCCAATAATTAGCGTCCCAATTAGCATAATACTTAGGAATACCTGATGCTGTTCCAGGTGTGTCATAAAAAGTTGCCATATATGAAGTATCTTTTTTTTCTAAAAAAGTTTGATTTCCAGCAGCATCTGTTAATTGTACATATCGAATAAATCTTAAATCAGAAGGTATCGTTACATATCTACTTCCAGCTGCTAGATTTGATGTAGCATAAAATCTGTTATCGTCAGAGTCAGCCTCTCTATAAATTCTGTTTTCAGCATTTTTAATTATAGTATTTAAAACACCTGTAGATAAAACATCACTATCTACTTCAGTGTAATTTCTAATATCATCCTGTAAATTTGCTAAAGTATAAGCCATTACTCTGATTCTCCTCCGTGTTTTCTACGTATCTTTTCTTGTTTTTCTGTTCTCACTTCTTCATACATTTCAAGATGAGGATCTTGTTTTTCAGGTGTAAATATATTTTTAATCCAATTAATAAATTTTTTAATCATGCGCTTATTGTTATAGGACCAACGGAACAACCGTAGCCTCCTCCTTTAATACTTCCTGTTGTAGCAGTATCCGAATTAACTGTAAAGAAGAAGAAATTAGATAAAGCATAGTCTGTTGTAACTCTTGCACCGTTGTCATAAAGACCGGTTGTTATAGCATAACCAGATCCTTGACCTATTTGTACTCCTGTTATTCCATCAAAGTTTGGAATTGTTGCATAAGCAAACACAGGATTAGTTGGAGTTCCTGTTCCAGGAGATGTTGTAGGTGCACCTCTAAATAAATAAGTTGTACCATTTGTTAAACCATGTCCTGGTACATTTACATTTATGATCCCTGATCCTGCTTGGTATGTTTTAAATCCATCTTGTGGAATTATTACAGTTGTAATTGGTTCTGCTCTATCTGGTCTTACTTGTAATAATGCAACACCATCACCACCAATTGGTTTAGGTTCAAGTTGTGGTTGCTTAGGTTCATACTCTGTGTAGTGAACAAAAGAGCCATTCCATTCTCTAACCATTTCTTTATATGGAAATTCCATACCCGATCTATCAGAAATCGCTTTTGAATGTTTTCCTGTTGCGTACTTAGACATTAAGTTCCTGGGTAATAAGCTTTAGGTGTAATAAATGTACTTGAAGCTGAACCATCTTCTTGTAATGCTCTTTGAAATTCATCTTCATACAATAATTTTAAATTTTGAGTTAATTGTGGAGCATACTTCATAGATAAGTAATAAGTTAAACCTGAAACCATACAAGGTATGAATCTAAAAGGCATATCGGTTGCATTAGTGTAAGCCCCAATATCTTGAATTCTTTTTATGTAATAGAAATGCATATCTTTAGATGCATTAGTTGAATCTGGTGTAGGATAAACATTAATACTAACATGATCAATAAATCTTTGTACCCAATATTGATTAGGTGTACCTTTAGAAAGTTTATTGGAAAATGCAGCATATGTTGATCTATCAACTTTAGTCATAGGACTATCTGATTGATCTGTTGCTGTTCTATTGGACCTTAATTGTGCTTCAAGGACATCGGACATTCCATAAATACCATTTGGATTTGATGTAGCACTAGTACCATCAGCTGCTTCTCTAAAAAATTTATATTCAGCTTGTCCTTCAATTAAATCAAGATCAAGTTCCCCTATTTCCCAATAGTGAATACCTCTATTGCCCCATTCCTGAAGCATTATATTTAATGATCTTCTTGAAGTTTTTAATTGGTATCCTGAAACTTGTTGAATACCTATTCGTTCAAAAGCTTCTTCTACTATTTCATCAACAGAAAAAGTTTTATCAAAAGTAGTTGTTCCAGAAGTTGCGTTAGCCATTTAGCCTCCTAGCCAGTATATCCGATAGTAACAGATCCTGTTCCAGTTACATCTGCATAGATAGTATTTTCAAATCTAATACCATTTCCAGGTATATACATATCTAACCCTTCACTTCCAAAAGTAGATTCAAATACAATAGCTCCAGATGCAGTTGCTGCATCATAAAGTTTTATATTTGTAACTCCTGTAGCTTGAATGTATGTAACTCTAGCAGGACCAATATTAGTAGATCCTCCTGAAGCAGTTTTTACCTGTCCGTCAGCTGTAAGTGTTGTAAATTTTTGGTCTGATGACATATTGTTTTCTCCTATTAAATTTAAGTGGGGCCGAAGCCCCACACTAATTATTTATTATGATGACGCAATATTTGCAAGTGTATCACATCTTTTCCAGTTTGTTCCATCTGAAAAAGCATATACTGCTGCGCCTGCTGCACCATTGTCAACGTAAATCATTACGCCTTCATTGCTAGCTGCTTCTAATGAATCAGTTCCATTAGTAACAGTGTTTGCGTCAGTAACAGACCAAGTGTTAGTTCCACCTTGTTGAGTGTCACCTGCATTTGGGTTAGGTCCACCAATAAAACCATTTAACGAAGTTACTGGTCCTGTGAAAGTAGTGTTTGCCATGATTATTCTCCTAGTTAAATTCTACATAGTCTCTAGGCCGTCGACTATACTGCGTCCATGCAGAATATTAATTTATGTATAGTGAGTATTTTATATACTACTTTTTAGTAGAGTGCAAGAGATCCTGTAGTGTGGATGGTGTTTTCCAACGATGTAGCTTTTGATTAAGTAGCTACTGAAACTTCTGGAGCAGAACCTTCAATTGTGTTCTGTCTATGGGCAATTGCTGCTTCTTCCAGCTTGATCTTTGTGATGACTTCTCTAACTTTGTCATCAATTCTGACCATTTCAAGAGTATATCTATTATTATCTAGATGCTCCTGTTCCCACTTCAACTCCAAGGACCTTTTTGCTTTGTATAGGTCTTGTATCATCTATAACCTCCTCATAGGTTATTCTATTTACCTTGTCATTATAACTGTTTCCAAGGTTTTCCCAAACTATACTGTTTTCTCCAAGTTTGTCAAGGATAGATTGTTCCAGGTTTGTTGGGGAATCTTTTGAATCAACTGTAAATTTTGCGTGATGATTATACGCCCAAATGTTGACTAAAAATTTTTTCATGAATCTCACCGTTTATTCTATAATTGTGGCGGAACTATGTTCCGCCACAAAAATTATTTATTATGCACCTTCAACGCCGAAGATACCTCTAGGGTCAGAAACTCCAAAAGAGTATCTTTCTCTAGCTTTGTATCTTACGTTACCAGTGTCAAAGTCACCTTCCATTGCTGTAGTCAATGGCGCTCTGTTGAACATTTTCATACCGTTAGGCACGTCTGTTAAGATATAAAATGCATCAGAGTCAGTTAAGTAGTTATTAACTCTGTATCCTTGCGGAATCATACCCATAGATACGATTGCATTGATATCGTTATCAGCTGTTCCAGTTCTACCTTGAGACTTCATCAATCTTTCAGCTGTAAATTGTAACTCAGAAGGAATAATCATTTTTACTCCTCTGGCTGCAATTCTTAAACCTCTTTCGTCACTCATTTGACCAATATCGATTAAAGATTGTTCTAATGAAGTTTCGTTAAGGTCAGCTTGAGTTGCTAAAGTGTTAGCAAAAGTTCCAGCCACTGTTGGGTGGGCAGTGTTAAATAATGAAACACCGTCACCTGAATCAAAACCATCCGTTGAAGGAAGACCTTGAATTAGAGGCTCGACTGATTTTACTTGTTTAGCATTACTCATAGATCTAGCTAAAGCTTTTGTATATCTAGACGCAAGTCTATCATACAAGTTGTCCTCGATTGCTTCTTCAGTAATCGCGAACGCTAAAGCTACAGTCTCGTGAGTGTAACGAGCTGTGAAAGTTTCTTGTGCTTCATCAAATGAAACTCCAGAACCTTCACCTTTTACTTGTGCGTTTGCAAAACCACTTAACATTACTTCTTCTTCAAAAGCTCTGTCAGATGATTCTGTGGTATAAATTTCAGCGTGCTGATTTTCATACCTTTTATATTCCAGGCCGAATAGTGCATTCAATCCTGGCTCTAGTTCTTTAACTAGTTGTGATCGTGAAATAGCCATAATTTATCTCCTATTCTCCTATTACGATTGTAGTTCAATTAGATTAGCAACTACTACTACAGATCTGAAAGCCGCATTTTCATCGTTTTCAGGATCTTCAGCAGATCTTAATAATCTCCATGAAGCTGCATCAGCACTTGTATCTCCGATATCTAACGTAGCTGAAGACATACCAGTAGTTGTACTACCAGCAGATACATTCATATCATACGTTTCTAAATATCCAGATTGTGCTACTGCATCATCAGTCGCTACTACATATTGTTGTTGTGGGTTATCGAATACAAATGCATCGATATCTTCTGAGTTTGCTGGTGTTACTTGAACGTAATGATTCGCAAACGTTGGCTTTAAAGTTGTAGCCGCGTTGTAGAATATTCCGTTTAGTACGCCTAGGATAGGAGTATCAGTTCCTTGTCCTTCAACGATGTAACCAGCAGCAGAAGCAACAGCACCACCATGAAATATAGTGGTTGCATAACCCGCATCGATTTTGTATTTGCCTTGACCAGAAGTCGCTGGCGTTGAGCCAAGAGTTCCTGCAGGGATCAAACCAAAACCTTGTGTGTTTCTATTTGCCATAGTTGTTTCTCCTTATGTACCTGTCCCAAAGGGTCAGATACGGTTTAATTTAAATCAGTGATTTAGAAATAGTTAAAAAATTATTTCTTAGTACCACCGAAGGTTACACGAGATTGCCTATCAACATTGATCGGCATTCTACTATCCTGCTCCTTCATTAAATCGTTTCTTACAGCTTCGTCTCTTTGTTTATGACGGTCAGTCATATACGCTTGTCTTTGCTTCGCGATTTCTTCAGGTACCTTCGCAAGTAGAAGGCCTCCAACTCCAACAACTCCCTTGTATTTCCCGTCTTCAACGGTCGGATAGTCAGATGCATTTTCGACTTCTTCAGATCTTACTAGTTCATATCCTTCTCTTAAACGTCCAGATATGTTTTTCGTATCTTGAAAGCCAACGCTTTCTGCTCTTATCCATCTATACCTGAAACCATCAGGTGCAGGGGGTGCGTCTAGAGCTGACGGATGGACCCAAACTTTTGGCCTTTCAGTCTTTGACCTAGTTTGACTCGCACGAGAAGTAGTTTTATTTTCTTTTTCCATACGCTTATGCCTCCTTCGTGAGTTTTAATTGTTTTGCGTAGTCTTCGAGTGGCACTCCTAATTTTTTAGCTATTGCTACTTGAGAAGAAGTGAGTCTCACAGTTTTGCGTCCAGGTTTTACGCTTCTTGAAGCAGATGCAACCGTTTGCACGGGAGCGGACGTTTTTTCTTCTGTAGTATTACCAAATCTAGCAGGAAAGTCAACTTTCATTCTTCTATCAATTTCTTGATAATAGTCTTCAGAAGAAGTGTCATAACCTTCATTTTCCAAATCTTGGTGGTGTGCTATGGCTGTATTAGTCATGGCTCTATTACTTCCGAACCATGTGTTTTTAGCAGCCCAAGCTTCCGCTTTTGGATCTGGCATTGGTATACTTTCAGGTTGAGGCTGTGCAATGTTTCCACTGTCAGCAGATTGTACAGTTGGTTCTGCACTAACCTGTTCTTTACTTTGTTTTGCTTGTTTAATCCTAGCATTCTCAAAAGAGAGTTCTGCTATTCTTTTGTTTGCTGCAATTTGAGCTTTTGGGTCTTGTGTTTCAATAGCGGTTGCGAGTTCTCGCTCTGCAGCCTCTAATCCAGCACTAACATTTTTCTCAAATTTATCTAAATAATCTAAGTCTGTTTTTTGAAAACGAGAATAATCTTGTTTTCTTTTTTCTTCAACTGACCTAGCATATTCTATAGCAGCTTGTTCTCTCCGTTCTGCTTCTCTCATCTTACGAGTAAGTTTAGCAATTCGTGATTGAACACCTTTACTATATTCTTCTAATTTTCCGTCGTCCTGTTTTACTTCTTCTTGTTTCGTTGTTTCTTGATTTTGAACATCCAACTGCTCATCAGATTTCTCAGATGAATCATTGGACTCAGTACTGTTCTCAACTGTTTCATTTTCTACCTCGATTTCGTTTTCTTTTTTCTCCTCATGCAAATAAATTTCTGCACCAGGGCCCGATGTATCAATATCAACAGTTTTATTTTCTTCTGGCATAGTTACTCCTTCCTATGTTTAGAACTCATGCAAGATGTCCTCTGGACTATCAATTGTTGCTAACACTTCATCGTCGTTTAGCAGACGTATTTCCCCACCATCTATCTTGATCCGTGAACCAGCGTAACGTGCAAACATTACCCATTCATTGACCTTGCACCATGGACCATCAGGATATCTCTCCTTATCCTTATAACAATCTGGACCCATAGCTAAAACCAAACCACACTGTGATGCAACTTGTTGCTTCTCTAATGTAGTTTCGGCTAATACTAATCCACCTTTAGTTTTCTCTTTCATTTTAAAAGGTAAAACTAAAAGTCTCCAACCCGTAGGTTGTGGAATCTTTCCTTTTACTTCCTCTTCTTTTTTCTCTGATTTTTTTACACCAACAAGATCATTGTTTGGTGTTAATATCGATGACTGTTCCTTCATTATGCTCCTTATCGTTTAGCAGGTTAGAGATTTCCTGACGCACTGATTCCAGTGCATTGATTTGTCCTATTATATACTTGTAATTTTCCATGTTGTCAATACCACCTGACGTGACCGATATAGACAAAGCTTCTACTCTAGAATCTAGGAATCTTAGGGTTTTATTTATTACTGTTTCTAATTGCATTTAACACTTCCATCTTCTCCGTGCTTGTCTGATTCGAGAATTAGGATCGTTACGTGTTTTTGCAGATGATCGTTTGAGTTGGCCTGCGCTACGTGCACAGTACGACTTACGTCGATTTGCAGCTTTTGATCCTGGCTTCACTTTTCCAGTCACGGCTGTTTTTAATTTACTTCCAGGGTTTGCTGCCCTGTAAGCTCTTACACCTTTTGCTGTCATTCCAGCTCCAGATTTTGTTGGTCTATAATTAGCGTTCTTACCTTTAGTAGTTTTTCTAATCATTAGACTAATCCTCCAAATGCCATTTTCTTTCTTTTAGTAAATGTTGCAACGTTAGTTGGTTTACCGCCTGGATTACCCGCTGCTCTTTTTCGTCTGACAGCACTCGCCTTTTGCGACTTTGTCATTCGTGTGGCTTTTGCAAGTGGAACGCATTTTGGATATTTCCTCTTTGAGCCTTTGCTTCTCCCGCAAGGTTGATACTTGCCGTCTTTCTTCGGTGCTCCAATGTCCACCCATTTCTCTGACACCCATTTTCTTAGTCCCATTATGAATTCTTTCCGTAAGCTCTCCCCATACCTTTAGTGCAGAGACCTCCATTGGCCTTCTTTTGTCTTTTACCACCTGGTGTAATTTTACCTGAGCAAACTCCTGATGCATACATATTAGCATATGCTGATGGATATACTTTAAATTTTCTTTTAGCTGCAGCTTTTCCTTTTGCACAAAGTTTTGCCATATTAATCTTTTTTATTTCGTTTAGCTATTATTTTTCTAGCTATTGTAAAAGGACTAAATCCTTTTAAAAATTTATTTGTTCTTGGAGTTTTATCAAAAGCAAGTTCTTTTTTAGGATTTTTTGCTATTTTTTTTACTACATCTGTTTTTTTGCTTACACCAAATGCACCGTCTTTTTTGTTTTTTATTTTACCACCATCTTTCATAAAACCCATTTTATTTCTAACTTCAGTAGGTAATTTTTTTAAACCTTTGTTATCAGCAGGGACAGGTTTTAATGAACCGCCATCTTTGTACATTGGTCTTATCATTCCGCCACCCATCATTTTTTTTCTCATTATTTTTTTCCTCCGTTTTTAAAAATCTGTGTACCCTTTATACCAAAAATACTTCCCACGACAAGGATCCAAAGTGTACTGAACCAAGTCGGGAGTGCCGCGAAATGCTCAAAGAAAATTTTTACTTTTTCCATAGCAACTGGATTGTCTGAAAAGACTCCCCACGCAAGCACAATTATAGGGGCAGACAATATTACAAGAACAAATTCGTCCTTATAATCGTTTTGACGTGCTTCTAATAATTTACCCTGGTAAGCTTCCTCACCTCGAGCTTGACGCTCTGCATGTAACAGTTGTGCGTCTGACATTGCGACTTTTGCCTTCTGCTTGTTAGCATAAATCTTACTTCCAGCAGAAACGGCTAATTTGATTGCCGATAACCACATAATTTAGTACCAAGTAGCAGTTTTTTTCTTTTCAGCTAGCATTCTTTTAGTACCTCTAACTTTTTCCTTGTCTCCAGTAGGAATATAGTTGAAAGCACCGTCAGCTGTAGTCTTAGATCTTGGATCTATCTCTACATTCTGACTTGGAACTGCCATCTGTTTTGCTTTTTTATAGTTCATCATAATATTTTACCTTTTGTTAAACTAATATACCATTAATTTTCGTCAATAACAGACATTTGTTGTATACCAGATTTTGCAAGGCTAACTCCAGCTCTTAATTTAGCTAAATCTTCATTTTGTTCAAGCTTGTCTTCAAAATTATCTTTAGATTGTAGCAATCTTGCTCTTGCAAGTTCTTGTTGAGCTTGATCATTTTCTTTTTTACGTTCATTTTCCATGGCTCGTAGATCAACTTCTCTAGATTTTAGTTTTAAAAGTGGATCTGAATCAAATTGTGATGTGATTTTGTTCTCTTCCTTCATAAAATCTTCTGTCATTTCAGCAATTAACACCGCTTTTCTAGCTTCAATCGTCTGCATTATCTGTTGTAGCAATTGTGCTGACTGTGGATTGGTTGGTGCTTGCTGTTGTAGCACTTGCATTTGCATCATTTGCTCTCTGAATTCAATTTGTACTTGTTCTTGGGCCATGATTGATATGTGTTCAAGAATGTTTTTTTGAATTGAAGCCATAACCACAGGATTATTTCTAACCATGTTTGTTGACATAAAATTCAAGTGAGCGGTGATGTGTGCTCTGTGATCTTGACCAGGAAACGCTTGAAAAGGTTTCGCGTTTAACGCATTAATATGCTCGATACTTGGATCAATGGGTTGAACTGGAGCAGGTGGAGGTAATATTTGATTAATATCTTTCACTCCAATTGCTTCATACATTTTTCTGTACGCATTATATAAATTATGAATCTGTGGATTCGATTGCGCCAATTGTAATTCTGTTTGTGCTAGTGTAATTCTTTGTGACTGAGAAAATATATTTGGATCTGCAACAGGAATAATATCTATTCTATTATCAAAATCTAATTGTTTAATAGTTCTAGCCCCTCCAACCACGTCATATGGATATTCAGGAGGTAAGTATTGAGAAATAATTTTTCCCAATAATCTAAATTCTTTTTTCATTGCCGCATACAATCGTTTATGGATTGCACTCATGACACGTGAACCACGTTCAAGAAGAGCAATAGTTGTTCCAACGGCTGCGCCTTGATTTCCATCTCCAACTTGCATATCAGCAATGGCTGCAAATCTTTGACCCGCACCAACAACAATTCCCATTAATGATAATAATGTCTGAGAAGGTTCCTTGTAGGGTAGTGGAAAGAATGCATCTCTTAGAGATCCACCTGGTGCATCTACATCTTTGAATTCACCTGGTTGAATTGGTGACGCTTCATCTCTTACCCTAACTCCACGTTGTTTAAATCCAGCAGGTAAGTTAGATAATGTTCCTGCATCTAGTAATTGTCTAAGTGCACTTGTTGCAGTTCTACTTAATCCACCAATCATGTGGATTAAACCAAAACCATAAAAACCTAGTCCTGGTAAAAATTTAAAATGTACAAAATAAGAAATTTTCTTTTTCTTAACATCATCGGGTGCATAGTTTCTTTTAATGGATAAAATTTTTCTTGATGCTTCTTCAACGGTTACAATGTATGGAAGTTTAATTCCTGTTGGCTCACCATCTTCCCCTATATCTTCAAAGCCTTCTAGGTCTAAATTAACATGGCATTCTAAAACATTGTAAACATCTTCTTGCTTACCTGTTTTTTTAGTTCCAGAAATTTCTCTTTCCTTCTTTGTTAATTCATCATTGTTGTCGACACCTGGAGGACCAAGTTCTACATCAGAATAGAAACCACTAACTTGTGATTTTCTTAAATCGTTTTCAGAAATTTTTAAAGAGTGGATGATTGATTCCGCTTCGTCTAATGAGGTAGCCGTGTACGGAACAATCAAATCCTCAGCAGGAATAAATTTACTCACTGCTCTCCCTAATAACTGGTCATAGTATATTTTTTTAAACGTCGAACCAGCTAGTGGTAAGTGAAATAACATTTGATCAAACTCAGGTTCATATTCTTCCATTTGATCCATTAAAAGATAATTCATATAATCTTTAACCCGTTGAGACTGTTGTTGAACAGGTGGAGAATCTACTCCGATAATATCTGTTCTTACAGGTCCTTCTGCAGGTAATAATTCTTTGTAAGCTTGTGCTTGAAATTGTGTAACTGCTTCAGCAAGTACAGGATGAGTTGCACCACTTGCTCCTTGGAAAGGCTCAGTTCTATTTTCATATTTAAATCCTAAAAGATCTAAACCTTGAATATAACTTTGCTCCCAATCTTTTCTGGAATTTTTATATTCCATGTAGTTGTCAACCATTTCGTTTCCGATTGGTTCTAAAATATCTTCAGGTAAAATGTCAGCTAAGTTATCAAAATGATTCTCGGTTCCTGGAACATTGATCGCTCCTGGTTCAAAGTCTAATGTAACTCCACCATCCTCTTCAGGTATAACTTCTACGGGACCTTGTTCTGCTACTTCCTCTTCTACAACTTCTTCTTCAGCTGGTATTTCTACTTCTGTTCTAACTTCGTTCGGAAGGGATTTGTCTATATCTGCCATTTTATCTCCAGCCTTTTTTAGCTAGCTTTGGTTTCCCTGTAATTAATCCACCCTTAGCTTTTTCAGAAACAATTTTTGCAGAAACTCTAGGACTAACAGGTTTTCCACTTGAGGTTTCAAAACTAGAGGGTATGTTGTCTTTTTGATTTTGAAATGTTTTTGATTGTTTAAATTGTTTTTTAGCAATATCTAGTGCATTCTTTGCAGAATCTGTTTTTACTTTTGTATCTGTTTTATAAGAGTTGCCAGTTACTTTTTTGCCAAATTGAAAAAAATTTGGTTCTTTACTTTTAATTCTAACTGTAAAAGTTTTTAAATTTTTTCCTGCACCACCTTTGTGACCACTTTTATCTAATGATTCAGCTAAGGGGTCTAGTTTAATAATTTTGTCTTCCATTTTATCTCCAGCCTTTTTTAGCTAGCTTTGGTTTACCACTTACTAAACCACCTTTATTATAATCTTCTATTTTTATAGGAACAAATTCTTCCATTCTCTCTTTTCTACCTTTAGAAGGTGGATCAAAAGCTTTTCTTCTAGCTTTTGGTTTAGTATTCATTTTTTTTAAGAATACTTTTCCTTTGTTTTGTTTTGATCTTGCCATTTAAAATTTCTCCAATGTTAGCTTCTAACTTATTTTAAAGGAACTTTCAACCCCTGTGGGTTAGGTCCTGATTTTGGTGGTGGGCCAGATTTCACGCCTCCTGAACCAAGTGGTTTATCAATCATACCACCGCCTTTTTTACCTTGTCTCATTTCTCTCATCTGTCTTAATGCTTCGCTTACCGCAGACTCTAAAGACATGTCTACTCTTAAATCTTTTACAATCTCATTAAATTTTT